CCACCAGCACTTGAATTCCAAGCTGAAGTTATTCTTAAATCAGTTTTACGTTCAGGTACTGCAGACAACGATTTGAACCCAATCAAGTCAACAGGTATGTTACCAAAAGGTGCACACGTTGTGACTCGTCTAAGCTCATCTAAAGCTTGGTGGATTCAAACTGATGCTGAGAATGGTCTCATGTTAGTAATGCGTCGCCCCATGGAAAAATCTATGGAAGGCGATTTCGAGACTGATTCAATGCGCTATAAAGCTACAGAACGTTATAGTACAGGTTGGCACGATGCTCGTAACATCTACGGTACAGCTGGTCTATAATCAGTGATGTAAATTCAGAAAAGCCAGTGTAAAAACTGGCTTTTTTGTTATATAATACCAATATGAAAATAATTACAAGACAACAAGCAATTAACCAAAATTTAAAAAGATATTTTACTGGAATTCCATGTAAACATAATCATATCGCTCAAAGATTATTAAGCAATAGAACATGTATTGAGTGTTTAAATATTTTTAAAAAAGATTGGGCTAATAAACCAAATATAAAAGAAAAATCATTAAAAAGATTAAATAATCACAATAAACTCCATCCTGAAATGCATCTAGCCAGAACACGAAAACGTCAACTAGCTAAATTAAACAGAATTCCAAAATGGTTAACTGAATCCGATTGGTTAAACATTAAATGTAAATACTCAGTAGCCGCAATGCTATCTCGAGAAAGTGGTAAAAAATACCATGTCGACCACATTATCCCCTTGCAAGGCAAACTTGTTTCTGGTTTGCATGTGCCTTCCAATATACAAGTCATCCCCGCTACCGAAAACGTAAAAAAATCAAACAAGCATCTATTTTAGGGCGAAACAGCATAATAATATGCATTAGTAGGCATAGGAAGAATAATCTCACTCTGACTATCGACACTTCCCGATAGGCGACTTAGAGACAGTTTGGGATACCCACTAAGATTAAGGAAAACTAACATGTCATCAACATTTACCGGCCCAATTCGTATATTTAAACGAAATAACCCAACAAACAATGGCGTAATCGCTCCAGATAACACAGGTGCAGCATCATGCTCACAACAAGTATCATTCTCTGGCGTTAACGCAGCAGGTGCAATCACTACTTACGGTATTGGTTCACAATCAACAACAGCAGATTCAATCGTTTTACCAGCTGGTGCATTAATTTCAAACGTAAGATTATTTGAAACAACAGCACCATCAGCATTTACTGGTATGGTAATTACTGTAGCTATCGGTGCTACAACAATTGGTACAATCACACCATTAACAACAGGCGGTATTATTTCTTATGTTCCTGCAACAACAACTGCAGCTGCAGCTTTATTAGCTAACGTTGGTGTTAACGATGTAACATTAACATTTACTGTAGGTACAACTTCTGGCGTAACTGGTACACTAGCAGGTGTATTTGATGTATCTTATGTTGCTCGTAACATTGATGGTTCTATCATACCATACGGTTCTGGTTACACAAACAACTAATTAATTGCGGGGGAAGCAATTCCCCCTCTTTTTAACTTATAAAGGACAATTAATTATGGCAACAAACTTACAACAAGTAGCTCCTCCGCACTCAGTGACGGTTCAGGGTGCTTTTGAGCCATTTGATCTTCAAGTAGCACGTGGTCAAATTATGGGCCATTCGTTACAAAATATCTTTGGCTATCAAGCAGCTCTAACAACAACTATGTATCCAGTTTGGGAAAACCTTTCTGCGTATACATACCCAGTATCTGCAACAACTATGTTGCTTTATAGTTCATCAGCCTCTGACACAAACGTTTCAGTTTTAATCAATGGCCTTGATGCAAATTTTAATCCAATTTCAGAAACAATAGTTCTTACTAATGGTACTACTGGTGTAACTACAGTAAATAGTTATTTAAGAATTAATGGTATGATTTTAGCATCAGGTGTTGCTAACGTTGGCAAATTATCATTAAGTAACGCAGGCAAAACTGTAACTTACGCAGCAATGAGCATAGGTCTTGGAAAATCACAAGCAGCTATCTATACAGTTCCAGCTGGATATACATTCTACTTAACACGTGTAGACATTAATGCAGCTGTTGCAGCAGGTGGTGTTGCATCAGTCAATTATCAAGTTTATTCTAAAAACAATGTATCTGGTGTTGCATTAACAGTATTAGAAACATCATTTACACAAAACTTTAGTATTAGACGTGTTGTTCCATTTGCATATACTGAAAAAACAGACTTACAGTGGCAAGCAAGTGCAGATACAGGCACAATACAAATTGGTGTAAACGTAGAAGGCTACTTAATTAAAAATAATAGCCAAACGGCTTAAAGGCACTTAAATGCCAGTCTACATCGACACAAGAGGTAACTCAGTCCTATCCGTAGGCATATGTGATCGCTGTAGCCGCAAGTTCCCTTATGTAGATCTCATGCCAGATCCAAATTTTCCTGGTATGAGAGTCTGCAAAGACGACTTAGATAATTTTGATCCTTGGAGATTACCAGCAAGGCAAACAGAAAATATCAGTTTACGTTTTCCACGTCCTGATACAAATGTTGCGGTAGATAAACTCCAAATTCAAACACAAGATGAAAACTCAATATTTATTGAAGGTGTTCCAACCTACTCTGGACAACAAGGTGATTTAACAGTGGGCCCTATTGCCGAATATGGCAATACATACACACCACCCGTTCCACCACCACCTCCATCAGTAGGCAATCCACCAAGCGTACTTGGAACAAATCCAAGTTCAGCAACACATTTAGGTGGTACGATTATTACAGTACAGGGTTTGTATTTTACCTATGCAACAACTGTATCAATTGGAGGAATAGCATGCTCTAGTATGATTATACTAGACGACAGAAACATAGTAGTAACAACACCACCAGGTACAGCAGGCGCTTACGCCGATGTCGTTGTAATCAATCCGTATGGTATTGGTACAGGTGTTGGAATATTTAAATACACTTAATTGAAGAGATAAGATGGATCAACCGATATCGCAACTGCCAGTCGCGTCTGCCTTAACGGGTTCAGAATTAACGGTTGTCGTACAAAGAGGTGTAACAAAGCAAACTTCTGTATCTCAGGTTGCTAATGCGGTATCTCCCGGTAAACTGATCACAAGTGCTCAATTATCAGGTAGCAATATTGTATTTAATTATAGTGATGGCACAACATCCACAGTAGGACCAGTTGTAGCATCAGTCACAGTTGGTACAACAACTACATTACCAGCCGGCTCAAGTGCTACGGTTACTAATGTAGGTAGTTCGCAGAATGCGATATTTAATTTTGGTATCCCACAAGGCCCACAGGGCGCTACGGGAGCCACAGGACCTCAGGGACCACAGGGGCCGGCGGGACCTGCAGGAAGTGCGGGAACAGCAGCAACCATTGCTGTAGGTGTGACAGATACAGGTGCTCCAGGAACATATGCATCTGTAAATAATTCTGGAACATCAAGTGCGGCAGTATTTAATTTTACCATACCACAAGGCGCTACAGGCGCTACGGGCGCGACAGGAGCCACAGGACCCGCAGGGCCAGGCGTTCCTACAGGCGGTAATACAAACCAAGTACTAGCTAAAATAAATGGTTTAGATTACCAAACACAGTGGGTTACTGTTGCAGGTACGGGAACAGTTACTAGTGTAGATGTATCAGGTGGCACAACAGGACTTACTACATCAGGTGGTCCAGTTACCACAACTGGTACAATTACTTTAGGTGGCACATTAGGTGTTGCTAATGGTGGTACAGGTGCGACCACATTAACAGGATACCTAATTGGTAATGGTACAAGTGCATTTACTGCATCAACAACCATACCAACCACAGCATTAAGTGGTACAATTACAAATGCACAATTAGCCAATAGCGCAATTACTATTAATGGCAACAGTGTTAGTTTAGGTGGCAGTACAACAGTGACTGCATCGACAACAAGCACATTGACCATTGGCACAGGATTAAGTGGTACAAGTTTTAATGGATCAACACCGGTTACGATTGCAATTGATTCTACAGTTGCAACATTAACCGGAACACAAACATTAACCAATAAAACAATTAGTGGTGCGAACAACACGCTCACTAATATTGGTAATAGCTCTTTAACAAATAGTTCAGTTACCTATAATGGTGTCGCTGTCTCTTTAGGCGGTAGTGGCACCATTACAGCAGCTAATCCAAATGCTTTAACCATTGGCACAGGATTGTCTGGTACAAGTTACACAGGTGCATCAGCAGTGACGATTGCAATTGATTCAACAGTTGCAACACTCACAGGTACTCAAACATTGACTAATAAGTCAATCAGTGGATCAACCAATACATTAACTAATATTCCTAATAGTGCATTGACAAATAGTTCAGTAACTATCAACGGAAACAGTGTCAGTTTAGGTGGATCAACCACTGTGACTGCAACAGCAACTAATGCGCTTACATTAGGCACAGGATTATTAGGTACAAGTTACAACGGATCATCTGCGGTTACAACATCGATTGACACAACGGTTGTGGCTACATTAACCGGATCACAAACACTTACTAATAAAACACTTACAAGTCCTGTTATTTCTACAATCAATAATACAGGCACATTGACACTACCTACATCAACGGATACGTTGGTAGGAAGAGCCACAACAGATACGCTCACAAATAAATCAATAAGTGGAAGTACAAATACTTTCACTAACATACCAAATAATGCGCTCACAAATAGTTCAGTGACTATTGGTACAACAGCAATTAGTTTAGGTGGCACATCACTTACTTTAGGTGGATTAACAACTGTTACATTGACACAAGATCCAACACAAGCATTACAAGCAGCCACAAAACAATACGTAGACGCTGCAATTTCTAATGTTAACTATCACGCAGCTTGTAATTATGCAACAACTGTAGACTTAGGCGCTGTTACATACAACAATGGAACTTCTGGTGTTGGTGCTACAATTACTAAAACAACGCCATTTGCCACACTTTCAATTGATGGAGCAAATCCAACAGTCGGTCAAAGAATTTTAGTTAAGAATGAAACAAGTGGGCAATATAACGGTATTTATACTGTCACAAGTGTAGGTTCAGGTTCAGTAGGTTGGGTACTAACAAGAGCAACAGATTATGACCAAACTGGTACGGGTCAAAATGAAGTTGCACCTGGTGACACCACATTTATTATTAGTGGTACAGTAAATGCAAGCACGCAATGGGTTCAAACAACAGACTTACCTATTACGATTGGTACAACACCATTAGTATTTACCCAAATTGCAGGTCCTGGAGCATACACAGCAGGAACTGGATTAACACTCACTGGCACTCAATTTAGTATTACAAATACTGCAGTGACTGCAGGATCTTATGGATCAGCTACCCAAGTAGGTACATTTACAGTCAATGCTCAAGGTCAATTAACCTTAGCTGGCAATACAACAGTCACTCCAGCGGTAGGATCTATCACTGGCTTAGGTTC